AAAATCATAGCACCTAGTACTATGATAATCGTATAGAATGTTAGTATCCGTTTCATATTACCAAGATGAAGAGTAATAGTAATCAGCAGTAGTATCAGATAATACTCCCTCTAAAATCTCAATAGTGTTTTCAATACCATCAAAGTACCATTCATCATATTCAGTTCCACCAAAGAAGAAACCACTTGCAGTTGGTAATAATTCCTCTGCTAATGAATTATCGTTTAGGATTTTCTTACATATTTCCAACAAATCTTCTAACTGACTTTTACTAACACAATATTCTGCACAATTGTCTTCACCATTCTGCACATTCTCAACGAACCATTGGTGGATTTGATTTTGCTTTCGCCAATAACCAACCTCTTCAATCACATAAGTAACACGCTTTGGGTCAATCTTTACAGGTTCACCACCTTTGGTTACTTCTACATTGTACTGCTCTTCTGGTGTTTGATGCTCCCATTGTCTAACATAGGTACGCTTCTCTAAATACATGTCTAATCCCATTGTTTTATTTTTTAAAGTTTATAAATAATTTTTAATAACTGAAACTACATTTTCTATTCTATTGTAAAGTGCCTTATCTATTTTTGCACCCCTAGCTACTTCAAGTAAATCATCGTAAAGGTAGCCATCGTATAATCCGTATAACATATTCATAAGGTCAAAACCAGTATTGAAATCAACCTCTTTAATAATATCCATAATTTCACCTAACGTTGTTGGTGTCATATTGGCGTGTCTATCAAATTTTATGTAACTCATATCTTATTTATTTAAACCTTTCTGTAAATTATTAATTTTTTTGTTAATTCTTATGATATAACGGTTGTATATATAATCCATTCGGTCACCATCTTCAAATGCTTTTTTAATTTGATTTTGATAAACATTAAGAATGCGTTTTCTTAAAGTAATGTATCTTTTTGGATTTGGAATACCTGAATTAGGTTTAACTTCTTCTCCATAAAACAAACTGATTAAATAATCTATATAATCTATATAATCAAATTCATTTTTGTAAGGAGTAGTGTGTTTTTCAAACATCAATGCCGCAATAACCTTTGCTTCTTCTTTAATAGTAAGTCTCATATTTTATTGATTTATGTTTAACTCTTATTACTTTATAAAGATAAGTAAAATAAATGAGAATGTCAAGTCTTTTCCAAATTATTTTAAGCGGTACATAAATAAATGTCCACAATCATCATCGTAATCTACATCCTCTACAACCTCATTAGAACCACCGATGATGGCTTGTAATTTATCCACATCAACATCTCTCCAATATCCAAATCGGAAATACACATCGTTTGCACCACCCGAAACTTGTTTGATTTCAAAATTACCAAACGCTTCTTCAATCTTTTTCAATGTTGAAATATCTAATCCATTTCTCATATCTTTATTGTTTTATGTTTAACTTTTATTACATAGTAAAGGTACGCAAAATAAATAAGAAAGTCAAGTCTTTTCCAAAATATTTTTTTGATATATTTATATATACTTCTGGAGGTTATATGCAAACATCATTTACAAAATTATTAGTTTATTCAATTGGAACAATAGTTGTTTCGGCTGCTATATTTAGTATGACTATGGCAGGATTAAATCTTGCTGGTCAAACTGAAATCACCGAACAAGTTATTGAAGAAATGGATGATGTTTTAGGAATCTAAAGCATTAATCTTGAACCTATTAAGAAATTACTTAATATCGGTGCTCCCGCAGCAGTTGATGTATTTATCTTATAGTTGAAACTCAAACCAAACTTTTTGGATATTTTATAATCTACCGATGTTCCTACTAGGAATCCAACATCAGTAGAATAACTAACCTCACCCTTTGTAGTATTAAAACTTGCACCAGGAGTCATTACGAATACCTGTGGTGATAGTGTAAGTTTCTTTGATTTCTGATATGGTTTAGTCCAAAATACAACTGCTGAACTACTCATACTATACTCACTTCCAATAAATAGATTTACTAAACCTAAATTGTAACCATATACACCATACTTTGGATTCGGTACAATGTGTGTATAACCAACCAATCCCATATAATTACCAGATAGATATGCACCTGTTAGTGAGTAGGAGTTCATAGACTTCAACTTACCACCTTTTAGATTTAATGTTGTCATACCACCACTCAATGCAAATTGTTTGAATGTAGACCATATCATAGAGTTTAAGGAATATGTTACATTACCAGCTGCCGATGAACGAGATATACCATTAGTTAGTATAACTGCGAAATCACCAGGTGTTGCCTCTGCTACTGTTAAATCAGATGCAATTAGTAATGGGTTTATTGGTGCTACTTTTTCTTTTTTCTTTTCTTCTTTCTTATCTTCCTTTTTCTCCTCTTTCTTTTCTTCTTTTTTAGATTCTTCTTTCTTCTCTTCCTTTTTGGATTCGGATTTAGTTTCTTCTTTCTTTTCCTCACTTTTACTTTCCGATTTTGATTCCGATTTGGATTCGGATTTAGTTTCTGATTTAGTTTCAGCCTTTGCTTCCGTTTTACTTTCAGATGATGAAGATGAACTATTGGATGATGAACTACCACTACCCCCACCAGATGAAGATGATGAACTACTACTTGCAGGTGCCGATGAAGATGGAGCAGGTGCCGATGTTGTTGGTGGTGGAGGTGGTGTAGCTGCCGAAGATGCTGCTCCACTTGCCGCAGATGAAGCGGATGAACTTGCCGCAGAACTTGCCGATGAAGAAGCTGCCGAACTTGCTGCACCACTCGCCGCATTTGAAGCTGCTGAACTTGCCGCTGAACTTGCCGCAGATGAAGCTGCTGAACTTGCTGCACTACTTGCCGCAGAACTTGCCGCAGATGCGGCGGCAGAACTTGCAGCTTGGGCTGCCGCAGCCGATGCTGCTTGCGTTGCTGCCTGTTGAGCTGCTTGTTGAACTGCCTGATTTACTGTTTGTTGAACTGTTTGTTGAACTATTAGTGTTGCCGTTTCGCAACCTCTTGCTGAATAAGCAGTGTAGACAGTTTGTAACCACATTTGCATTACACCACTTTGGACTTCATCTGGTGAGAATACACGCATTTGGTCATAAAATGATACAAATGCGTTTCCGTTGACGTAAGTAGTAGTGGCAAGTTTTAATTCACCACTACACTTATCTACGAATGTTTGTGTAAATGTTTGTCCGTTAGCTTTGGAAGCTAGACAAAATATAAATAATACACTTAATAATATTCTTAACTTTTTCAATCATTCGGGTATTTGCTACCCTTATAAATATCATTTAATTTCCTTTTATTGGAAAACGTGTCCAATCATTTATCCAAATTGGTTTATCTAATTCAGGTATTACAACATCTATTTCTTTGTTTCCTTTACCTAAAGCTAAAGTTTTAAGTTGGTCATTTGTTAAAATCGTAGTTGCTCTACTGATAAAATTTAATGTAGGATTAAATGTTCCTACTGAATTGTTTTCAAATACTGAAACTCCATCTTTCACAAATTGTGCAGTTTCGTTACTTTCCAAACTTAATCCACCTTTCATCCATCCCCAAATTACACTATTCTTCATTGTAAATTGTGTTCCTCTTCTAAATCTTAAACCTAAATTATGGTTTGATAATGCAGTTGATACATTAGGTCCTACCAAAATCATATTGAATAGTTTTGGATGGGTGAATGGTTGTGCAGATGAGCCTGTCCCATCGTTATCACATTCAATACCATTTCCAGCATCACCATTATCTACAAATTGTGGGTCTCTCTTTGCTATACCATTTGTGATTGTTCCAGTATATCCAAAATCAAAATCAAAATCATCATCTGCGGTTGCGAATGCATATAAGTTTTTAGGTGATACAGTTCCACCAAAGAACTCAAATGCATCATCATTAGCGTAGATAGTTTGAACATTTTCAATCGTTGTTCCACTACCAACTCCACCTAATGTTAGTGCGTTGATTTCGGAGTTTGGCATTGCAGCAACTCCTGCATATTCTATTCTTACATATTTTAAAATACCACTATTATCCAAATCGTTAGTACCACCAAACGCTCTACCAATACCACCTTCGATAGTTGGTTCTGATGTTCTATTGGTTTTTGCTCTACCCAATATTACAATACCACCCCAATCGCCAGGTGTTCTTTCTCCTGCTGGTCTACCCGATGTGAATACAATTGGTTTTGCTGCAGTTCCTTCTGCTACAATTTGTGCTCCTCTTTCAATACACAATGCACCCTTCTCACTTATATCCGATTTGATAATTGTACCAGGTTGAATAATAAGTTTAGCTCCATCAGTTACATAAACATATCCTTTTAGTACCCACTCTTTATCCGATGTAAGAGTTGTGGTTGATGTGATGTTTCCACTCAAAGTTGTTGATGTTGGTACATTGATTGGTGTAACTTCTCCACCTAAATCCTTTGAACAAGCAAACATTGTTAAACTTGCGAACAATACTAATAATTTTTTCATAGGTTGTAATTTAGTGTTAGTGAAACTGTTGTTTCGTTGTTTGTTTTAATTAAAGTACGATTTGGTTTTTGGTAATATTCAAATGGTTGTCTGAATATATCCGATACTGCTAATTTAATTTCTCCGTTTTTAATTTTACGAAGAATAACAATATCAACTACATCACGAGAGTTCTCAAATATATCAGGGTATCCTTGAAATCCTACTGCCGATATTCTATC